CGGCATCGTAGTCTGAGTCCAGTTGATACCATCGGTAGAATAAGCAGCGATGGTGCCATTAGCCACGGCTACAAATTTACCATTGGCATAATGAAGCCCGCGCCATTCCGCCTTAGCCGGCATCGTAGTCTGAGTCCAGGTGATGCCATCGGTGGAATAAGCAGCGACCGTGCTATTAAAAGCCGTAGCTACGAATTTGTCATTGCCATGGCAGACTGATGTCCAGTTCCCACTAGTCGGCATCGTAGTCTGAGTCCAGTTGATACCATCGGTAGAATAAGCAGCGGCATCGCTCCCGTAATCCATGGCCACAAATGTGCCATCACCATAGCAAACGTACCTCCATGCCGACCCATTTGTCGGCATCGTAGTCTGAGTCCAGTTGATACCATCTGTGGAATAAGCGACAACGTTCTCAGCCATGGCTACAAATTTACCATTACCATAGCAGACACTCCACCAGGTCTCGCTAGTCGGCATCGTAGTCTGAGTCCAGTTGATACCATCGGTAGAATAAGCAGCGATGGTGCCATTAGCCACGGCTACAAATTTACCATTGGCATAATGAAGCCCGCGCCATTCCGCCTTAGCCGGCATCGTAGTCTGAGTCCAGGTGATGCCATCGGTGGAATAAGCAGCGACCGTGCTATTAAAAGCCGTAGCTACGAATTTGTCATTGCCATGGCAGACTGATAACCATAATATCTTAATAGGCATTGCTGCCGCTACATTCTTCAACAACATCGCCTTATCCCATTCTTCCAGTCCCTCAACATTCGCAATTTTAGTATTGGGGTACATGGTCGTCATGTTGCCGGATTTATCCTTGTACTTCATATATCCGGACTTTTCAACATTCACCATACATTAACCTCCTTTTGATAAAATGAAGAGGGCCCCCACAAATGAGGACCCTCTGTGAAACTCAGACGTAACAGATTACGCCTGGAGGTGGAACCACAGATCGCCCTCAGCCAGACCAGCAGGCTCGGTGGCAGAGTAGTAGATCTTGGACTTGGCGTTCGCGATCTCCTTCGCAGCATCGATGTTGCCCTGCAGAGCAGTCTTATCAGCAGCCTTCAGGTAGTCGTCCTCGATAGCCTTCACGCGGGTATCGTTGGAAGACTTGTAGTTGTCAAGAGCAACCTTGACATCTGCAGCAGACTCGCCGCCGGTAGCAGTGGCCAGAGCATCCTGGATCGCCTTGTTGATCTGAGTGGCGGTCATGGAGTCGGTGATGCCATAGCCAGCCAGAGTGGTAGCTTTGTCAGCCTTCTTACCGATGGCCTCGTTCAGGGCAGTCTCAACGCTCTTGTGAGATTCGATGTAGTCGGCGATATCTTTCAGCGTGTCATAGGTCTCGGGAGCGCCACCGATCAGGTCACTGATAGCAGTGCTGATGGCGGTGTTCATCGCCTCAGTGGTGGGACGAGCAGTCAGAGCGTCAGCCAGACCAGTCACGTCAGCCTGAGCATGGGTATGGGACTTCTCAGCCTTAAGGGCAAGGCCATCGGTCAGTTCAGTCTTGGTGGCCTTGAGAGCGAGATCGGCAATGATCTCAGCCAGCTTGGCAGACAGGGTGGTGGTGTCGTCGACGTAGACGTTCGCTGCACCGGTCTTCACCATAATTTCATAGATAACGCCTTCGATCTTAGTTTTCAGGATAGCATTTTTAGCAGCCATAGTAGTAAATCTCCTTCGTTTTTAAAATTTTGTTTTTGGTTTGTGTGTGGGATTGCGCTAGTCTTTGTGTGGAATTTTACTGTCACTTCATCGGTGGACTCACCTCCCACCAGTTGGAGTAAATATCTTTATTCAGCACCAGTAGTGTCGAACCAAAGAACGGGACCGGATGTCGGCTCAACTTCGCCGACGTACATATACGTACCGATATAGTCTTTGACAGCCTCAGAGATCTCTGTGGTGCCATCCATGACATCGAATGTTTTGGTGCCGGTTTTATCTGTGATGGACACACGATGACCACCATTGATGTCCGTGATGACAACAGTCGGAGAGACACCGTCCGTACCATTGGTGCCATTGGTTCCATCTTTACCGTTAACACCATTGGAAACAACGAACGATTTGCTGCCATTTTTATCGGTGATAGTGACTTTAGTGCTACCAGTAACAGCTTCGGTAGCAACCGTCGGAGAGACGCCATCTTGACCGTCAGTGCCATTTGTACCATCCATAACATCGACGGTCTGACTTCCACTATAATCGGTAATTACGAGCTGATGCCCACCGTCGACAGTGCGTACAAGAATTTTTGGCGAATATCCGTCAGTGCCATCCTTACCAGCAGCTCCATCAGTACCGTTCAGGATTTTGACAGTCTGACTACCGCTATAGTCTGTAATGACGAGTTCTTTACCGTCAGTGACATCACGAACGATAATCTTCGGTGAATATCCGTTAGTACCATCAGTACCATCGAGAATATCAACAGTCTGACTACCGCTGTAGTCGGTGATTACGAGTTGTTTACCGCCAGTGATCTCTTTGACGATGACTTTCGGAGAATATCCTTTGATGTTTTTAGTCGCAGGATTGGTTCGGCCTTTATCATTCGTCCAAGACAGATTACCAGCGTCATCCATATTAGGAGTGAATGTGGCACCATCGAGTTCGCCAGAGTCACGAGCAGCAAGGAGAATATCCTTTACTCTCTGAACCTCGTCCTCCCACTGACTGATGATGTCCGGATACGGATCAAGGATACTCGGATCAACCTCCAAACCCTCCGAAATATACATTTCAGTGTTAAGTTCAGAGTTCCAATGGTTTACCTCGTAGCCTTCGGAGTCGCCTTTCTTGATACAGACGAGGAATTTGAGTTCGCCCTTGACTTCAGAGACGTTACGAGAGACAGTCCAATTGAAATGCATGATGTTCGGATCAGCATTGTCAACAATAATGTCAGTCGCCTTGTAGCAAGCAACGTACCGATCCTTACGCATGTAGTTGATGTAAATACTGAGTTCAGACATATCCAGGCCATCCCAATAGCGAGGGCAATCAAATGTCACTGTCTCAACATCATGGTCGTACTGAACCGCAATTCGCCGCAGCTCTTCGGGAACCGAGATGATACGATCTTCACCGATCACAATATGAGGCTCAGTCTCTGGATTTGCTAGCTGAAGGGAAATATCATTTTCAGATAGACTGTTCAGCAATTCATCTGCTTTACTCATGTCTTCCCTCCATCCTGGCGTATAACCACTTTATTGGTTTTGAGCTTACGTTTGAAGTCGCTGCTCTGTCCGACCACCTGGACCTTGAAGACTCTCTTCTCAAGGGCTTCAAAAGGAACAATACACGTCCTTCCGTCGGCAAGTACCCTGGGCGAATATTCTCGACCAAGAGGAGAATAGAATCCCACGACCTTAGCCATATCGTCCCATTCCTTCGAAAAAGAGAACTCAGCGTTCAAATACCCTTTTGTACCAGGGACCAGGCCGGAGCAGTCACAAGTCGGGTCCAACTTGAGGATTTGGTTTTCAACAATGAATCGCAAGGTTTTCACTCATATCACCTCCGATCACTCAACAATCTCTGCCCAAATGCCGACTCCGCCATCGGGAACATCCGTACCACCGCCTCCACCTTCGCCACTACCAAGTTTCTTCAGCGAGCCATCAGTCTGGATCTCGTAAAGACCCCGTTCGTCACCCTCTGTGACGTGAAGAATTTGGGTATAGTAATATACCGTATTGGTAGAGCCGGGAGCTTCTGCGGTCTTAGCTGCTGCTACAGCCTCCGCATAAGTCTTAAAGAACGAATTGGCCTCGGCAGGGAAAGCGCCAGTCATAGCGAACGATACACCGAAATTTAGTTTCGGTACTTCAGGTAATGCCATAGTTACTTCCCTCCTTAAATCTTGAACGTGTATGTATTCGCCTTGTCATTGGCGTTTGCAAACCGCTGAACATACACTCGATAATCAATAGCCGTATAACCATTCGCACCTTCGACGGATACTGTGTAGGCAGTAAAGGCGGGGAGGATCTCAGCATTCATACCGTTTACATCCTTGACACTGGACAATTCTTTGAGTGTTGCGGGATAAGCGAATACTACCGCCATAGCGCCGACGGGAACATTGACGGTGATCGTGTTGCCATTAGCCAATGCCCTACCGGACTTTTGGGCCAATCCGCGAATCAAGGCACTGGTCAGTTCGGCATTTTTATCGGTCAGAGTGCCGTAAAAGCTGTTGCGATAGCCAGTGATGGCTCCACTTATAGCCGTCTTAGTAGCGGCTTTGATTTGACCGGCGGGATACTCAGCCTCAAGTGCCGTCTTAGGAATAGCACCGTCAGAATATGTGCACTTAAGCGTAATTTTGTAGTTTCCGCCATCAGGTACCGTATATTCGGTAAAGGAGCCATTCTGAGTGGTTTTCTTTTCGCTCGTTACGGTATTAGTCGCTTCCCAAGCAGTAGGAGTTACGCCAGTATTATCAGGACCGTACTCGTACTTACCCGCACTAAAAGAACCCGTATAAGCCGGAGTAACTTTCGTACCGACCTCATAAGCCTTTGCCGTTCCGCTGGAAATGCCAACACTAGGCTGAGTGATCATGGGATTCTTATCTTCGGAATAAGCATCCAAAAACGTAGCTTGGACGCTCTTGTTTTCTGCCGGGACTCTCACCTTGCCGTTGATAGGTTTGTACTTTCCGAACTGTTCAGTCAAGATCAGATCAGAATCGAAAAATACTTCGTCGGCAGTATATTTGGGTTTTTCCGGAGCTTTCGCCCATGCAGGCACAGTTGGATCTGTCTCTTTGGTGATTCCGCCACCGCCTCCACCGCCAGTTCCGATTTCGTCACGAAGATTGTCGATCGCCTTCTCAACTTCAGCATCCGTGGCAAGGAAATCAGGATCGAGGCCTTTTTCTTCCCAGGTATAGATTTCTCTATTGACCTTGTATCCCTTCTGCACGAATGCTTCAATACACTCGTAGCGCAGACCCGTTTCACGATCAATATAGATCTGACCGACCGCACCAGGAGTGCTCTTGGTCGGAGGTCCATTGCCTTTGATGTCAGAATATAGCTGAATCATCTGCTACCCTCCTTGTTAAATTGAAAATAGTTTGTAGCCCAAAATATAAGAGGAAGAGACAACGTGTTAACATCATCTCTTCCTCTCATAAAAGGGCATGTTTTAGTCGCGAATCATATCGTCGCCAGCAAAGCGATCGACGTCCTGAACGACACGAATAGACTGCAGATATGCAGTGCGACCCTGCTTTCCGTTCACGTCCCAGTCAAATGGTCTGATGTCCAGATCGACTCCGATAATATCAATGTTGTCCAGAAGACCGACACTCTCTTCATCAAGACGGTTCTGAACGTTACCCGTTTTGAGGTAGACGTTCGGACCACGGTCATTGAACTTCACCTTAACGGGCAGGTACATGAACGGGGTATCGCCATCCTCACGAGGCGGCTTGATCTTGACATTCCAGCCCAGATCAGTTAACTGAGCGGCCATCTCTTCATCCGGGATGACAACTGCAAAGTTGCGGTCGCCTTCGCGATTGTACTTGTCGCCTCTGCCAGCGAAGTTGCGGTAAATGATTCGTGCGTCATCGATCTGAAGGATATCTCTCGGTACAAAAGTGATTCTCATAGTTTTCAATCTCCTTTAAATGTTATTTGAAATTAATTTGAGCAAGATAATCGGAGTTATCATAACCTTCTTTACACCCATTATGGGTCAGGTTAAGACATCCAACACAAGTGTCTTTTCCGCAGGCCATTTTCCATGGGAGTTCCATATCCGGAGTTGGATCATCCGAAACAAACCATTCAAAGTCTCCGTACTTACCCATGGTCTCGACGGCATCATTAACGAGCTTGTCGTAATAAGACCGATCAATGTCTTTCTCTTTTCCAAGAGTTTTGACCATCTCAGATTCAAGCCATCTGTAACCCTTCGAGCCAGTTGCAGCGGAGTATTTGACGTTACCCTCTTTGTCTTTCCCTTCGCGAAGTAATTCGCCTCCACCATGGCCAGGCAGAATCGGGCAGAATGCGCCGACCTTACCGATGAAGTGGTAGTCATGCTCACCTTCGGGAAGGTTTTCGTTCGTATCCAAATATAGAGATGTGGCGACAGACATCGTCTCACACATGTCGTCGAACTCGATGTCCTCCTTAGTGAAGAGCGACTTGAATACGTAAGGAACCGCAAACTGCTTACCAGTTGCATCCCATTTACCGGCTTTCTTTTTCTGCTTGCTCGGCAAATATCCATACGTCTTCTCGCACCACTCGACATCCTTATACTTGGCAATATACACTGCATCGTTAACCAGACACATACGATCGTACGTAGCCTCGTGTTCGAATGTGTAGCCATAACTCCGACCGAAGGTCATAACGAACTTGATGATCTCGGGTGTGGCGTTTGGAATCTTGATAGAGTCTGTCTTGATGTGGGCAACGGTGAAACCTCTCTTTTGGACCTCATGCTTGAGATCGACCATGAACAATGCGCCACGCTTAGCGACGATATTGTCCTTATTTCGGGGATCTCTGAATGCATTCTCGAATCCAGCAGATGTCAAACCATATACCGAGTTAATTGCCGTCTTAAGTGCATCAGCAAGCTGTCCAGATGTCAGTTCGCCATCGATAACCTTCTGAACATATGGTTTGAGTTTACCGTCCAGCATCTCATTGACGATATCCCACGCTTCATGCTTAATACTCACTCGACCCTCGACTATATCACGGAATGCCCGTGTGTATCTAGGACCGAACAGACACTCAGCAATCGCACTGTGAGGATGCATAGATGCGATGTCAAGCAGAGCGACGTTCACATGCATACCAGGTTCAGCATAGACATAACCGCCTTCACCAACCTCTTCTCCGCGATATGTGGACTTACCTGCTTCATATTTGTAACCAGGGAAATATGGCAGATACGATTCAGATCTAGGAGCTTCAGTCGGACCATCCGTCAGCATACGATGCTGAGACATCATCTCAGGGCAAGCTTCCTCAAGGAATACCTTGACCTCCGGATTAAGCTCAGTCACTGGCTTAGACATGTCACGATAGCAGAACTCGTTCTGAGGCTTACGGTTACTGCCAAATATAATTCTGGTAGTAAGTGTGTTAGTCGTGTCGTTAACCGTCATGCCAGCCAAGTCAGCCAGAATCTCTCGAGCCGTCCAGTCCGCTTGCAGATGATTGAACAGAGCCTCTGTCGCAATAACATCGTTATCGCAATACTCAGCGACCTTAATCCACAACTCTTCTGGAACAGGCTGATCCCACGGCAGACCAAGTTCTTGGTGATGGATACCGAGTTTGATCTCCCACTTCTTCAGACTCATCTTATTACCAGCCGAAGCGAAATCGTAAATATCAGTATACGACAGATTGTACGCCTCACCGAACAAACCATTGTTTCGCTCCCCCTTATTCGAATTGACAATTCGCTTAGAGAGTTCGAAAAGCTGCTCGTTCGTATACCCGATCAGGCAGCCATATAGAATATGGTTGTCGTACCTACGGTTATTGAAGCCGATAAGTCGATATTTGAGTAGTTTCTCGACATCAGCAGGGCTTGGATTGATCATACGAACAATCGGTTTACCCTCACCTTGAACCTTCCAGTTTACCAGGAACAAATTCGGGAAGACCTCGACATCGTAGAACACGATTGGAGCATCATTAACTTCGGTGTTGTCTGACGGTTCCTCAGATTTGAAGTGCATCTTATTGACGAGTTTCAAACAGTAATCGGATTGATTCGTGCTGTTAGCAGCAAGAATATAAACCGAGTTCCTCAAGTCTGAAACGTCGTACTTCATTCCGCTGTTATAAGCGTCTTCAAGACCCTTATAGATGAAATCAATACTGCACTTCGTATTGTCGTGTATCTCTTTGTTTAGGTTTCTCCTGATCAGGGTCCTAAGAGCTTTTTCGTTCTTAAGACCTTCGAAATTGATCACTTTGTCCTCTCCTTTCAACGGGAGACCAGAACTGATCGATGCTATTGGGAAGTTATTGCATTTAGTCAACTTCCGTCTAAGCGAGCTGTTCCCAGAGAACACCTTGATTTCAATGTGGTCCTTGTAGATTCGATTCAGCCTGGACGGATCTCCAGTGTAAATATAGTGCAAATGAATGCCTTGTTCGCTTTTACTCAACTCTGCATACGTAGCCGGCCATTTACTAGCCTCTTCCACATTCTTTTCGAAGCATTTATTCCCGTTTTCGTCAGGAATATCAAAATCGATAACAATATGGTTTTCGGGAACTCTGACATAGTGGATTTTAGATGTATCGAGGTCAGACAAAACTGTCCTTATGTTCTCCCACTTATTCATCGGAGTTTCCTTTGCGCTGGCATACTGCGCCGGACAGTTCGCACACTCCTGATCAAATACAGATTCCGTGGAATTGAATTCGATTAGTTTGGGTTTATGTATCTCTTTGCGTTTTGGTTTGCTAGTCTCGAATACATCAGTACGGAACCCACTGTAGGCATTACGAACAATAGTGCCATCGACCTCATAATTGAAATCGCGGAAATAGTTTTTGAGTTCTTCCTTAAAGAGTCTTTGAGAGAACGGATAAGGAACCTTGGCTTCCTCACAATATGTCCGATACATCTCCCACGCTGCTTTCAGAGTCGTGCCATCGTCTTTTACAAAAACATGATACGAATCGATCATAAAATTGTAAAAATCGTTGGACGCGCCCATCATCGTTGTCGGGACGTAGTCATCATACCTGTCAGGATCACTCAAATATACTTCCTTGCAATAATTTGCAATTGCACCAAGTTCGAATCTGACTTGTGTGGTTACTGTCTTGTATTCTTTCGGACTCAATTTGTTTCCCGTTGGAGTGACATCAATTAATCGCCTAAGCAGACCAGACTTTGCGTCCGTAATCTTAACCGGTTTATTCGTTCCCATGAACAGGAAACACTTAAACCGATTGGAATATGTCGACTTGAACTTCTCGTTGATCGTCATCTCCTCATGGGATACAAGACTATTCAACCGTGTATTATCCTCGATCTTTGACAAATCGCCATCGTGCTGAATTGCCACAAGCGGGTTAGTCTTGAATGCTTCCAAAGCAAAAGAGTTACTAGACGATCCCAATGCTTTCGCATCGAAGACCGAATAGTAACCCTCAAATAATTGTTGGATGATGTTCAGAATTGTAGACTTACCTGTACCTGCAGCGCCATAGAGAACCATGAACTTCTGGATCGTCTTGGAGTCGCCAGTTACGATAGAACCAATTGCCCATTCGATCTTATGACGCTCTTCTTCTGTGTAGAGAGTAGAAATGAGCTTCTTGAACGCCGGACAATCACCATCCTCAAGAGGATATGGCAAGCGCCTGCTCGCATAGTCCTTCTTGTTTGGAGGTGTATTTGCAAATATCAGTTTTTCATTGAGCATATGGTAATTGTCTCGCAATTGACTCTGGCAATACCTATGCCATTTGTCGATCATGCCAGAATCAGCATCCCGCATATAATAGATCTTAGGCAAATTACCATATTTATGCTGATAATCCTTTGCGTATGCATCTAGCTCTCTATCGATGAGATCGAGCGCGTCCTGTTCATCTGTAGACCACATACCACGTTCTTCCAGCCAAATAGCATAGAAGTCGCCACCACGGATCATGAGATCAGTTGAACGTTTCATGAAGAATTTAGGGAGGATTTCCATTCCGCCACCCTTAGCGGCGCGGACGGAAATTGTCATAAAGTCAATCACATCGTTCTTTCTCCTTTCGCTAAAAACTACATGAATGTGTCTAAGAAATAACACATCTGATGCCAAATCTCGATCTTGCGCATGTCACCTTTGTATCCTCGAACTCGAAATAACCCGCCAGTTCCATCGGGAGCATAATCCCTATGAAGAAACTTTTGCAGAGTGTATTCAACGTAGTCTTTGTCGTACCAGGCATCTAGCATGTTGCCAAGTTTAAGATTCGATATCATTCCCCAAAACCATTGCGCTGTACGATCACCATAAGCAGGATCGTCCATGTAATCTTCCTCACAACGATTCGCCAGAGCTACTATCATCTCGAGAACGCTGCAGGGTCCGGCCAGACACTCCAAAATATAATCTACAGGTTCGTCGATGGTTCCGCTTTTAGCGAATCTATACCGAAGATTAACACCGTCTTCAGCTCGATTTTGGTCGTTTCGAATGGTATATATGAACTCGGTGTCATGCATCTGCATTAACAATCGTTTAAACGAGATGTTATAATGATAGCGTTCGCCAGACATCCAGTTATACAACCAATGGAAATATGCGTTTTTTACATCGTTTCGACTCATTCATCCTCCATAGGATGGGGTGCATTTTTAGCAAGGTCGGAGAAGTTTCTCTGATCTGCAAGGATCTCGAAATCGGTACACAAACGATCATTCCGGACAAATACCGAATCGTCTTCATATTCACCGAAATGTTCCGCATAGTCTGCTCCAACCATACCGTCCACATCCTCAATCGGATTGTCCTGTTCATCCGTCAGGACACCATCCGCATAATGAGTGAGACTTACTTCTTCGTAGCCTTCCTCACCGAAAATTTCAGGCTTGATCACATAGGGTTCGTCCAAAATATCCACCTCCTCGGTTTCTTCTTCAGGTTCAGTCTCTTCTGTTCTACGAGAATAGTCGGTGTAATAACCGAGTCCCTTCACCTTAGCGGCGTATTCCATAAGGTCGGGTTTTGCGCTGGGTGGATTGAGAGTTTCTGCAGGCTTAGCGAACCGATCTTCAGTCTTCTTATCCTGCTCCTCGACTCTGCGTTTGAGCCATTCTTTCATTGACTCGATCTCATCGTCTGCGATCTTCTCGTAGTATTTCTTGGTATAAGACCAAGTGAACAGGGAGCCAACCAAGGCCCCTGCTGCAAAAATGAACAATTTAGTCGATGTTCTCATCGTCTTTCTCCTCATTTTTAATCGACATGACAGTCATGGCGAGTCCTCCAAATAGCAGTGACACGCTCAGGAGGACGCCGCCTATGATATGTCGCTTCTTCCTGTCTCCTGTTAGATGCATTAAGGTCGACATTGCCTCTTCTAGTCGGTCCACTCGGTTTCATCCCCTTCTGTGTGAGACAAAACCGCAATGCCGGTTACGAAACAAATACTAGCTACTGCTACGAACGTATAAGAGATACGTTTTAAATTAGCGTTCATGAGTCATCTCTCCTTTTCTTGGATCGGGTGTATTCTTGAAGAAGTATAACTTCTTTCCAACTCGGATACCATCAAGCATTCTCAAAGAATACCAGACTCGAACGGTCTCGACTCCCACGCCAAACTTAGCGGCAGCCTCGTTTTCGTCCATAAAACCAACGAAAAAGCCATCTTTAAGAACTACTTCGTCTTCAAGATTATTTTGCATAATATAGATAATCAAATCTCTACCAGTCATTAGTAGTTCTCCTTTCAAATCACATAACGCCATGGATAATCGAACATATCCTGTTCAGGATTGCCCGAACCATAGTCGTCAAGACCCCTTCAAATGAGGTCCAGAATATAACCATCCACGTTGAAGTCGAGCACGATTACCTTTTCGTAACCGTTCACGAAATCACGAGCCTTCGATCTGGTGGTATCAAAGATGCCAAAGTCGACGAAGTTGTCGCCGAAGGTATTGGCTTCATCATAAACCCAACCGACCTGAGCGCCAGCTTTAGTGCGTTTTGCGCCAAGCAAATCGTACACTTCGTTCAGGAACAGATGACCTCTGGCTTTCAGCCGTTCATTTGCCCAGTTCTGCTGCTGAATAAGGAAGTATTTAGTGCGCTCCGGATCTGGATCCCAGCCTTCGTTACCATCATCGAAAATGATAGCATACTGACTGTAGTTATTAGGATCAATGACTTCAATAGTCTTCTTGGTGACAACTTCGTTACCGTTCTCATCTGTGGTAGTCTCTTCGACTTCCTGAGCCTTAATGTTGTATCGAAGTTCTTTGTCCATCTTCTCCCCAAAACGCTCGATAACACGGCCACGGTATTCCTTAAAGCTCTTATCAACTGCCGCGTATGCAGCCGCCAGAGCAGCATTACGCTTATTAAGGATTCGATTGGAACCGATCATACAACCCAGGGATGCAACGCCAAGGACAACGGCCGGACCATAAAGCTTAATGAATTTCACCGCAGTCTGAGTGTAGACAATGGCGAGATCCTTCTTGCTGTCTTCTTCGGAATACTTTTCAGCCATAGCAGGATCGGCAGCGACTTCGTGAATAGTATCGATCTTCTGCTTGGCATCATCAACGATTTCTTCGACTTTCAGAGTGGCTTTGCATGCCATAACGGTACTGGCTACCACGCCAACAGTACCTGCCACAAGCAGGATTTCAGGGCTATGCTTCTGGAGCTTAAGACTCGTTCTATTGAATGTACGAGTCAGTTTTGCTACGAATTCAGTTTTGTTGAACATAGATCAATTCTCCTTTTCAGTTAATTTTAATGATGGGGTCATTCGGCATAATGATTGCGACAGTCGTAAAACCAGCGCAAGCACCAAGAACTGCCGAGGCAACAGCTACCGAAAACTTGGTAGTACCGAACTCTTTATACAGAGCAGTCAGAGTCTCTTTGATCTGAGTAACTTTCATTATCGAATCACCATCCCCGTAACGCACACGACGGTGGCAACAGCGAAAACCGAGGCGGCAAGAGAAATAATCAGACCGCCAACAATGACGTTTTTACGAAACAACTTTTTCATTCTTTTTTCTCCTTTGTTATTTAATAGGAAGCGCCTTAGGCAGCTTCAGCATGTAACCATCACGAACACGAATAGGTTCCGCATTACGAATATTTGTCCAACCGTATTTGTTGTCCGTATACTCGCAAGATTTACCGATGAGATCGTACAGATCCGCAACAGAGACGACTCCGTAAGTCTCAATGAGCTCATCCATATGACTCAGAACTTCCTTAGCTTCGGCACGGGTTTCCAGGACAATATCGTCATGGTTATAACCAGTTCTGGTCCGAGAATCTCTGAAACGATCACGGTCATCATCCCTACGAGAATAATCGCGATAAGAGACATACGAAGAGCTTGTGCTGCTCTTACGACCTCTTGATTCACCGTACAAAATCATGTCGATACCATCACGGACAATATCAGAGATGGCCTTCTTGACAGCAGGAACGAGCACGTCCATGACGATATAAGACTTTACGTTCGACGCATCCTCCGAGATAAACACGTCTGTGATCTTACTGATGCCACTTTTGGGTTTTGTTCGGACTTTGCCATGGACAACTTTTTCTACCTTTTTTCTCTCGGTCAGGGCCTCGGTTTGACCTTCTCTGAACTTATGAGAGTTAGGCTTTAATTCCTCATTCACTATGAATAACCTCCTTCTTAAAAATAAAAAGGAGAGTACCATATTTCAGATACTCTCCCTTCCGGGTAACCTCATCCTTCCACTTCCGTGGAATCGTCATGATCGTCTTCGACCGATTCATCGATTTCAGCTTCGATGTCGAAGTCTTCAGAATCCGCCGAAGATCTCTTACCCAGCGCATAAGCCAGTCCGATACCGGCAATGCTGACTGCACCAAGTGCAACCTTCTTGCCGTTTCTCTTAACCCAGCCTTTTGCTCTGGTCAGAAATCCTTCTTTGGTTTCCGTAGTTTCTTCAACAGTTTCAACCTCTTCGATAACCTCGTTCTTAATTTCCTTACTCATGATAATTCTCCTTTCAGATAGTTAAAAATTTAGTTTTTTACCTCATAAAGCAATGTGTTTTTTTCGCGAATCACCAACGTCTGTTGAAATCATATTTAGGCGCAACTAAGTAGTCCAGAACCACACTCGGTTCACCATTGTCATTCAACTGGGAACTAAATGCGATATCGATCAATTGGTCAGTGTTCCAACCAAGATCGTCACCGATGCTCGTATGATCCAACCCGAGTTCATCATAGAACTCATTTAATGAAACATACCCAGAAATATCATGAAGCATCTGCTTATTGAGTTCGTTCTCGGCTCTTTTGATCACTTCAATGCTGCACATGAAGTATCGTCCAGAGATTGGATCAAAACAAAGCGTTTTACCATTACCAGTGACGATGACCTCATTCTTACTTACCGGATTCTTCTTGACTCGTTCCTCAGCAACTCTGTCGCGAACCGTACGTTCTTTCTTTTCACCAATCGTCTCGATGACTTTTTCACGATATTCGGTCAGAGCTGTTTCGGAAAGTTTATAAGCAGTCGCAAGAGCTGCGTTACGTTTCGCATTGACTGAACTTGCCCCGATCAGACAGCTTGTGGACACAATGCAAGTCACGAGAGCTGGAATGTACGGTTTCCAAGCGACTTTCACAACCTCAAGCGGAGTCAATTTGTCGACCCATTCTTCTTGCCTTTTTTCTTCGATCAGTTCGAGAGCTTTTGGGGTCGCTTTTACCGCCAATACTGTGGTTGTGATCATCCCCGAAATGCCGATGCCCACCAGAATTTCAGGACTTCGTCTTGATACAAATCGACGAACGTTCGCTGAGATTGTTGCTAAATTTGTTTTACCCATGAGCTTCTCCTTTCAAATAAAAATAAGAAGGGCCCGCAAGCCCTCTTATTTGTTCTCGACGTATTCCTTGAATAATTTTTCAGTCGTTTCAATGGTAGTTTGTTTGTTTTCCTTTGTGCTAACCACTGCGCCAATAGCGCCAGCGACCAACGGCAAAGTTGCCGAAACAATCTTACCGACTTTCAACCAATTAATCTTCATGGTTTCATCTCCTTTCATAATAGACGCTGTGTTCTTCGCGACTTAATAATCCTCAAAACCTGGAATCGGTTCTTGCGCAAATGTGATGATATATCCCTCCAAACCATCATCAAGTATGAATTTCTCGTGATGGAAATCGAGCCATTGTTCCCAGTACATTTCATATAAACCATTAGCAGACCAACCCAAATGATCGCCATATTCAGTCGGATCTAATCCAATAGCATGATAGAAATCATTCAAATATGCTCCGCCCCAACCAGAGATCTTCTTGTTGATTTCGTACTCGGCTTTCAGGACTTCAGTAGTGGTTGACTCGAAATATCGACCAGAGAACTCATCATAGAAAAGCACTTTATTATTATCGTGTGGTTTATCGTCACCTGTGTACTTATCTTTTGCGATTTCTTCTCTGACTCGAGAGTCTACCTCTTCCCCATACAAATCGACAACTTTAGTTTTATATTCTTTGTACGAGCTGTCTAATAGTGCATAGGCGCTCATCAGAGCCGCTTGCTGACGCTGATTCAAAATATTCGCTCCAAACACACATGCAATCGTTGATACACCAACAACTATCGCTGGAATGTAAGCAGGGCCAGCAACCATAATAGTTTCGAACTTGGTGAGGTTATCACCCTTTTCTTCCCGCGCGTTATCCAGGAGTATCATTGCTTTAGGTGTGGCTTTTACTGCCATTACGGATGTAGCCACCACGCCTGCACCCCCGATGTAAGTTAAAATTGTTGATCCGTTCTTTTTGACAAACAGTCTTGAAGCATTCAATAGTTTGTTCATTTCTCTCACCCTTCGTGGTTTAGTGGAAAACAAAAGAAACAGTACCGGATTCGAACCGATACTCGCCATCCTACACGATGGTGCTTTAACCGTTAAGCTAACTGTCTCTCATAATACAACTTGCAATTTACGCGAAAAGGAAAAGCCCCTGTTGAGGGGGCCCTTCCCCTTTACTTTTTTCTTCTCTTAAACAGGCATTTGATGATCATTACAATAAAGACCATACATACAATTACATCACCGAAAATGATGATGAATGCTGCACCGCCCGTTGCCAGGGCGACTACAGTAGTAACCATCAATACGATTAATGTAAGCATTAAAATCGTTAGTAAAATCATTTTTACGCCTCCTTTCCTATTAAAGAAATTGTAGTTTCCGCGAAGTTTAGATGTGCCGTCTATCGAATGTTGTCTCCCAACGTTCTTTTTCTATCGGTTTGATTTTCAGTGCCCACATTATCTGTCGTATAGTCACGGTTGGATAAAGTCCGTCCGTACACGTACCAGAACGTTCATCAAAATACCTCTTAAAACCAGGATGCAAATATAGAGCATCGGTCAGCCATGGATCTATATCACTCCACCAGGTTCGTTTTGTGTCCTTATCATATCGCTGTTGTATGATCGCAAGTCCTTTATCGCCCATTTTGAACAATGTACAAGAATCATAAACTGGATGATTGCAGGTATATGTAGAGCCGTATATAGAGGAATATACGGACGGTTTTTCATAGTGATATCGCATGTAACCTCCATGAAAAAGAGGAGGGCTTGTTAAGCCCCCTTCTTATTTGTCTTCTTATTCTTGAGATAGTCTTTGAAATCGTTCATTTTGTCTTCCAGAACCTCTTCCCACAGCCAGGAGCCAGCAAACCAGCCAACTGCACATGCAGCCATAGATCCTAAATACTTAATAACGTCTTTCATAATAAATTCCTCCTTTAATAAGTTTCCATAAAGGGGTATGTTTTTCGCGCGAATAAAAGCAAGAGGCTATGTTTCCATAACCTCCAGCTTTGTGACGTTTGTTTACTTTACTCTGAAAATATACTTATCAATGATCTTTCGACCAGCTTGAGATGTGATACTTCCGCGTTCCTCGTAAATAAACATCGCGGCGCCTCCAACAACTGAAATTACAGCCGGAACAACGACACCCAGCACAGAAATGCGATTCTTTGCCTTCCTATCCTTCTTGTCCTCCTCGAACTTCTGATTCTCGAGCTCAAACTTTTGACGTTCAAGTTCCAGTTTCTCGTCCTCGGTATCCAATTTGGATATTTCGATCAAACGATCCGCAAGCTGTGAGATGCCAGCTACTCCAGTTTTGTACTTTTCACTGCCGAACTCCACTTTGCTCAGTTCATCGAGTTCTACGATGACCTCATTCTTCAAGTTTGTTTCAACACTCATAATAATTCTCCTTTCAAATTTTTGTGAACAAACACGTCCTCATTATAGAGCTTGTTAATTTTGCGAAAGATCTGCATGATGGTCGATCTTGAGTTCGACGTAAGCTTTCTTATTTAATTTCTCTAGATCATCAATCTCAAATCGATAAACGTCTTTTTCCGGATTAGAATGGTCGATTCGCAAAGTGCCATGAGCCACAAACATGCGCTGACATATGGCATATCCAATTACTCCAACGATCACACCGATGATGAAATAAAGCATACTTCTTCTCCTTTCTTAAAATGATTTTTCAAAAATTCCATCCGGGGATTTTTCGCCACTTAAAAGTAGCATTCTGTGCAGTAACCCACGTATGGAAAATATCAATATTTAAACCTAGAATAGAATCCCTTAATCTAGGTTAAAAATGAAAAGGAAAAGGAAAAGGAAAAGGCCTTAATAGGCCTTACCCTCTTTATTGAGTTTTTCCAAGATCATATCCAGTCTCTTGTTTTGTTCTTCAATAGATTGAGTGTACTCCTCCATAAGTTTAGTCGCGTCGTCGATCATCCCAAGAGAAAGCTGCATAGTCTTCAGTGATTTGGGGTCCATGCTCATAAACATGTCCTCATCGCACATCAACTCAACAACCATCCCCTTGAATGCACCGATCTTCTCGATAATCTCTTTGGTAATAGCCTTCATACTCATAGTAATGAATCTCCTTTCAAGTTCTCAAATATGTGTTGGTTTCCCATAAAGTAGTGTGTTTATTTCGCGACAAAAAAAAAAGAAAGAGCCCTTGTTAGGACCCTTCCCGTATGTAATGTTTATCCCAAAAGACATCCAAGAAACAACAACTCGCCAATGAACATAATCATTACGATTCCGCTGATTAAATCTTCGTGACGGTTAATAAATTCTTTTACCTTTTTCATATTAAACACTCCTTTTCATAAAGGAGATTGTAAATTTCGCGATTGTCTCTGACTTGCTAAATATAACGAATACTCAAGTTCAACAATACTGTCTGTAAACATTTGTATCGTTTCTTTTACGTCCTGAATAGATTCCACCAAACACAGTAAATCGTGATCTTCAGCATCGGCATTCAGATTACGAATATCATCAGCAAGCAGATTCATCAAACCTTTTAGTTTTCTAGCCTTTGTTCTAAGTTCTACTCTTGAGTTCATTGTCATCGTCTCCTTAGTCTCTAGCGTTGTCTAACAGCCAAAAGAATTTTCTGTATCGGTCGTAATACATATCTCGACTACAAGGGATGTCCATCTTCGTTCTCAAATATGTATAAGACAAACCCTCTGTGACAGCTTTTAAAATATAGTTATGTAATTGTTCATCAGCTTCTCCAGCAACACGCTCAATTAGTTTGATTCGTTCCATATAGTATGCTTTACGCATTGCCTGTTTTGCAGTTGGATCGCCATAAGAGCTACTTCTCGATGGATCGTTATTAAGTGACGAAGATATCCCAGGACTTGATCGATAAGCTCTCTTCCATTCTGGATACTGAAGACAGAAATGTTTTAACTCGTAGTGTCGGTGTCTATCAATCCAATATTTGTTCTTTCGAGAAATCTCAGGACGAATGATTGTACTCATTATTTAACCGCCTCTCTTTTATACTTTCGAGAGTCTTTAACAAGCTTGATAGTAGCTTTTCTGAGTCTTTCCTTGTTTATTTCACCGTGAACATATATAGTAGCATTTTTAAATCTGTATGTTTTCATATGCAAGCACCTCTACAATAGGAAAATATCAATCGCTTCTGTGTTTGTTAAGGCTAATGCTTCTTTTAGTTTCAACGCATCGCCTATGGTGATCGAACCATACTCAAATAGTATTTCCCCTAAAAGCAAAATATCAACTCCGCTCATTCTCGATACAGCATCAATGCTGAGGCCTTTATCGTGGATCTTTTTATATAGTTTATTTGCGTCCAATGCACACACCTCTTTCTAGTTGCGTCTCATGCAACAAATAAAAGATAACACCATTCCAATTTTTCTGTCAATAGGTTTTTTGTGCATAAAATGCAACAATTTTAACCTAAATTTGCTTTTAATTTGCATATACGCAAATATCAATGCTATACTGATGACTGTACAGAAAGGAAGTGCGTTATATGGACGTAGGAACACGGATTAGAGAAAGAAGAAAAGAACTAAACTTATCAGTTGACGAATTGGCTAAGAAATTAAACAAGAACCGAACCACAGTCTATCGCTATGAGAAAGGAGAAATAGAGAATCTGCCGATGGATATACTTGGACCACTGGCTAAGGCGCTTAATACGACTCCCGCATACTTAATGGGTTGGGACGACAAACCAATCTCAGCAATTGACACAATTAGAGACTATTATCAATTATCTATTGATAACGAAGACAATATACGAGTTGAACGCTTTAATGCCTGGGCCAAGAAATTTAACAAATATGTATTTACAGACGAAGAACATAGCAAGCTTGTAGAATATGCTGAGTTCTTGATCCATCAAAGAGGAAACTAAAAGAAAGAGGCCTTGTTAGACCTCAATCTCATGTCTGATCAGAAACATAATCCGACCGATTGTGTTGTATCGATTTTTGAAATCCCTATATGCTTTCCACCATTCAATGCGCTTAACTGGATTTATGGTTTTTTTCATCCATTTTTTCGCAGCTACAGCACACTCGAGTTCGGCAACATATTCTTTTTTCAAGATCGCCATTACTTTTTCATAATCTGTCATAAATGTCACTCCTTTCATAAAGGAGATTGCTTTTTACGCGAAGGAGGTGATGCCAACCTAACCCCTGGCACCACATCACAGAAAGGAAGAACAGAATGTATAAAGAATACCCAACATTTTATTATTACGACACACGAGAATATGGTAGAAAGTCGCGTACAGACGATCCCTTGCTATCAACCGAAGAAGTATTAGAAAAACATAGTAAGATAATTGAAGAATATGCAATCAAATACCTTGGCGGACCGATACCTCCAGAGAACAAATATATGGAAGTCGGAAGTGGTGAGTCGCTTAAGGATCGTCCGGAGATAACCCGTTTACTCAAGGACATAGAAGACCCTGCCGTCAAAGCTATAATTGTGGTGGATGTGCAGCGTTTAAGTAGGGGTGATCTTGAGGATGCTGGTAGACTCATAAGGTTACTTCGCTATACGAATACTTACGTAATCACGCCTATGAAAATATACGATTTACGTGACGAGTATGATAGGGATGCTTTCGAACGCGAACTCAAACGAGGTAATGAATATCTGGAGTATTTCAAGAAGATTCAAGCCCGTGGAAAATTGCTAAGTGTTAAGGAGGGTAATTATGTAGGTTCAACTGCGCCTTATGGTTTTGATCGAATCGAGAAATTTGAAGCCAACGGTAAGAAGTCATACTACACCCTAATTGAACGTAAGGATCAAGCAGACGTAGTTCGCATGATCTTTAATTGGTACTGTGAGGAAGATATCGGTGTAACTGCTATCTGTAGAAGACTTGAAGATATAGGCGCTAAGACAAAGACTGGCCATAAGATATGGAAACCAAGTATAATATTCAGCATACTGGAAAATCATCACTACATTGGTTGTACGCGGTGGAATTGGAGAAAGACAGTAAAGATTATTGAAGATCAGGAGATCAAGAAGCTACGTCCTAAAGCAAAGGTAGACGAGTTCTTATTGTTCGAGGGTAAACATGACGGAATCATCTCCGAAGACCAATTTAACAAAGCTCGTGAGATAAGAGGTAAACGTCATCGAACTCGACGAGATCTGACTCTCAAGAATCCATTTAGCGGCATAATGTTCTGCAAAAAATGCGGACACAAGATCGGTTATAATACTTATACTCGAAACGGGGTTGAATATGCTCCTCCTAAACTCGTATGTAACAATCAAGTTCACTGCAAAACTGGTTCTGTGAACTTCCAAGAAATATTTGACTATGTCCGTAAGGTCCTCAGAGACTGCATAGAGGACTTCGAGGTTAGGATAGAGAATGATCAGGACGACTCTTTCAAGTTGCACAGAGACCTCGTAGAACGCTTAGAGAAGCAACTTAAAGACCTGGAGAAGAAAGAAATAGAGCAATGGGATGCACAATATGATCCCGACCCAAATAAACGACTTCCTCCGCACATCTTTGCTAAACTCAACGAGAAGGTATTAAAAGAAAAAGAGGAAGTAAATAGAGCGCTCGATAAAGCTAAGGATTCCATGCCTAAACAGGTTGACTATCGAGAAGAATTAATAAAAACCACCGATGCTTTAAGAGTATTGGAAGATCCTAAATTGGATGCTAAAACAAAGAATCAATATTTAAAAACAGTAATCTCTAAGATGGTGTACGAACGAGATCCGAACGTGCAAATATCGAAAGAGAATGCTGAGAAGTATGGTATAGAAATTTCAAAAGGTTTACGCTACTATACTCCCCCTTATAAGATAACGATCGAACTTAAGTGTGACTAATTTAGGGTACATTTAAGCCCACACTCATAGGGTACTACTTGATACCGAAAGCGGAACAGTAAGGTTTATAAGAGAAAAAAGAAGAGGCCCTGTCGTAGTGACGGAGCCTCTTTTTATTTAATTATGAGGAATTGCTTTTTCAAGATCGGTAATTCGATGATTCGCTACGGCGATCTCTTCGTCAACAACTGCGTCATGCTTTTCGAGTTTGTACACACGATCAATTACCTTGTTATGCGCTTCGACTCTCTTTTCGAGTTGCGCAATACGATAATTGGTCAGTTTGTTAGCAGCCAAGATACCAAAGATAGAACCGAGCACGGTTCCTGCAAAGGAGAATAAAGCGACAATTACTGTATCACTCATTGGTTTCCTCCTTTCTGGTCGACTCGACATTCACCTCTTTCATCTGAGCATAGATCTTACGAAGCTTAGATCTGGCCACAGCCATCGCATCAACTGAGTCATGAGTCACGGGGATGCTGGAAATTGTCTGATAAACGGTTTCAAGCTCTTTCAGAATTTCGTCCATATTACACACTCCTACAGAATAGAATTAAGGGCAGATATTAGAGTATTGAAGAAACTCGCAGTAATCACACCACCAGATACAGCAGCACTTGGCAGCGTTCCATGGCCACTGATTGCACTAATAGCAGTTCTGGCTTGATTCACGATCGTAGCCGAAATTGTAGTGCCACTTCTTACTGTTGTGAAGGAGTATGAACTTAGACCAGCATATTCACGAAATTCGTTGATCCTGGTGCAGAAGTCATTCCATTCAGCAGCAGTTATAGCGATGGCAGATCCAGACCTGATTGTACTATCCCAAGACCAATCATCTGGGCGAGTCCCAATGGCGGTTGCCGTTACCTGTATAGTGCAGTTGGATGTCGGATAAATATTATTGTTTATGACAGAAGTTGTTCCGCTAGTTTCTATGGAACTAGAAGAGCTAGTCGTTCCTGTGATTTTAAAGGTCCAGGGTAAGTCATAGCCACTTTGGAATTTTACAATGTCATAGATATACAGGTTCTTTCCGCTCAAAACAGTGAAAGATCTGGTTCCACTGAAAGTATAGGTCGTATACCCAGTACCAGAAGGAACTCTCGTTCCGCTCCCGTTGTAATAGGCAATCCGCATGGATGTGATGCCTTTTGCGGTAATCTTTACAGTATACTGTGCCATAGCATCACCTTACGCGAATGTCGCAGTCAGACCAGTAACGGTTGCGGATGAAAACTCCACATAACCGTGGAATATTGTTCTCATCGAGGGGTATCTTGACCCTATCATCAACGTTCCTCCAGCCGGAGACCACATCTGGACAACTGGTTCCTCAACCCCGCTATACGCAATTTTAAAGAAATTATAGCTCGTACTTCCAAACTCACCGTAAAGATTGAACGAGCCACCAGCAGAATCGTTAGATATGACATTAAACTCATTTCCGTAAAATTCTCCGCCGTATATCTTTGGAGATTTGATGTAGTTGTTAGTGATGTCGGTGAAATCGATTCCTCGAAGCTTGATATAACTCGGGACATCTGCATCGCTTCCGTCCTGACCATCCTGTCCGTCTTTTCCATTTTGACCGTTCTTTCCAACAAACTGGTATGGATCACCCCAGGTTGTACCACCATCAATCGATTCTCGTCGATACATGTCGCCATCGGCTACTGGATAGTGCCAACTGTCGTCACTACCATCGACTGAATATTGATAGGTTATAAGTCCCTTAAGACTGATTCTTTTAGCATCAATCAGTCCGGTTTTAATACAACCGCCATCAATAGTAGTCGTACCATTTGAAAGACCGGACGATAAATCGTCGACTTTTTGGGATGTCGTATTTGTGAAGGTAGCCAAACCATTGATCTGTACACCCATGTTGTTCACGGTCAGGTTAACATTCGACTCAAAATTGTCAATGCGCACACCCATGGCATCGATCTGCACCTTAACATCTTCGCCGACTTTGGCCACAATCGAGTCTTCTCCAACCTTAACCTCGGCACGTCCCATAGGCGGATCAGTGAGATTACCAGTGATCGTAGCAGAATGATTCTTAAGAACTACCGACACACGATCACCGGTTTTAACACTGGCTGCACCGTACTTGAAATTGACGATGTTTCCATCTTCGTCTTTTTCAGTAACGGTTGTCACAGGAGTCAGTTCCTCAGACCCATCGAATTTTACATAGACGGTGTCGTCGCATTTGACAACCGCACCATAGAGTGTAACCTCATCGATTCTACTAACTTTCTTGTCGTTGGTGACCTTAGCGAATTGAGAGATTAATTCGTTCGATAAACCCATGTTTCTCACCCCCATAGTTTCGTTGTAAAGACTGCTTTTTCGGTAACAGGACATCCGGGCTCACACTTGATACTCTGACTGATCACTTTTGCTTTGATGTTAGTTATACCAGCCCTTGTGTAATTCAGACGCACACAATCGCCAAGTCGAACGGGGCAGTAGCCATGCGTATAAGTGACTGTATACTCGAGAACCGACAATTCTCTAAGTAATCGTTTCGCATAGTCCTGTACCTGTTCTTCAGTTGGATTACCAACCAGATCGGGATTGCTAACTCTATGAATGATCTCTCGGCCACGACTGACTGTAGATGTCACGCTGTTCGGATCGTCATTCACAGCTTTAACGAAGTAATACCCAGCTCCATTTGAGTGGATGACCTCCACGACATTCGGAATGCCATAGAGGTCTCTGTCCACACTAATGTCTGGGTACAAGATTGAACTATTGTTGTCGTCATAAGTCCATACAGGCTGCAGAGAAGCTGTGTCTTGGACTGGCGATAACAGGATACGGCCTATCTCATCCAGAGCAAACTGATACTTTGCATTAGCGACTAGATCAGACAAGAATGTCAACCAAGTGTCATCTGTACTCGCTGTGAAATCCATAGCGAGGGGAGTTCCACATTCCGCTTTGACCACAGGAGCCCGAGCACGCTCTCGAGCTAAACGATACGCAACGTCCATTACACATGAATCTTTAAGTATCGAATAGCCGAGAGGTGGCGGACTTTCTTTGAGTTCGATCAGAGGAGTATATGCATCGACCGAGATGTTCTGGAGACGACCATTGAAGCTCAGAGATGGAGTCTGAACAAGGAATGTACCAAGCGGATGTCTCTCTCGCAATCCATTTTGAATTGTTACGAGATAAATCCGAATGTAAGCTTCCCCAACAGACTCTGTCATGTCAATGGTTGCCGACCCAAGAGTTTCAGCTTCAGCATCTCGAGTGATGGTACTCGATTTCACTGTGGTAATGAGTTTAACGTCTTTCCAGGTCTTCGGGTCTACAACATAATACTCGAAAGTTTGCTGCATAGAAGACAACCAGTCAGCCATCTTACACTCCTCCTTCAACTCTTGCAATCTCGAGCGTTACTGGAATGACAGTATCTAAGTATTTACGACTAAACGACACCGTAACATTAGCCCAATAACCACTACCAGAAGGCTCTCTCACATAGACATTTCCCATCCACTTAGACAAACGACGCAATGCATAAACAGTTTCAGTGTCTTTCTTGTCAATGTCGACGCTCCAAGTGGCAGTTTCACCATGCTGAGTTCCGTAGTAACTAATCGGATTGGATCGCCCAATATACTCGACGAGCTCTACATCTGGCTTATGAGAATTCGAGATATTGATGTTATACGGAAGTTTAAGCATAGAACCGGTCCAGGATGGATCAGCAAGTTCGGCTTCCTCTTTAGTTGCTTCAAACGTAGACCAATCCTCATCCCACTGAAGAATAATGGCGTTTCCGGCGACGGGATACCCGGGAACATCGTAGTAACTAATTGCACCTGTATCGACAGTCATGGCAACTACTCTGTAACGAGCGTAGTCCAAAGCCGGATGCGGGTCTGTTACAAATGTTCCTTTTGCATTCGGAATATCCTTAATGATCTCGACAAATTTACCATCGTATTCTCTTCTGTAAACAGAAAGTAGAATACCTTCAATAGGGGTTCCGTTTTCGTCCTCGCAATAAGGTCGAATAATTGCTGTGTAGTCATCGGCATTAATGCCTATTTCAGCATTGGGGGAATACTCTACATCCGTCCAAGCGACTGTAAAATTCGACGAGGCTTCGGCTGTAAGACCGGAATTCATAGATACCAGGCAGGAAACGGTATAACTAATATTGTTTTCGAGATCCATATCGCTTGCCGATAGTGTGATCGACAAGTTAGTGTCAATATCGAAATGTTTAGAATATACCGTTTCCCCCTTACCAACGATCTTTTTGTTGCCGACATGATCGACGGTTTCATAAGAATCATTAGCAGTGATAGTAACCTGGTATCCAATCGGATTCTGGGTCTTCGGACCAGCAAGTCCAGTAATACGGAACGGGAAAGACACGAGGGTTTCGATCTCGACTCCGGCCGCATCGAGCATATGCATCTCCAAAGTAGGAGGAGCATAAACATCAATTGTTCTTTGAACAGACCAATCGCCATACTCGCTAGTTATGCCTCGAGTACGAACTCGCCAAAGGATCTTAGTTCCCTCGGGGTATTTCGTTGTGTCGATGGCATAGGCACTTACTTTGTCCTTTTCATCTTCCTCGGTCGAATTCTTGATAGTCTTAGTTTCCGTCTTACCATCAATTGTCAACTCGAGTTCCGCATAGGTTTGACTAGACCCATCCTCAGAGTTATGAACCCAATACAACGTTAGATCATCGCCAGTGATTGCAGTTGTGGTAGTAGACCACGTTGTCGGAGCAGCGGGTTTTGTACCGATTATGACCGACACAGGACTAGACCAGCCAGATTCTCCAACCGAGTTAACGGCTCTTACTCGGAAGAAATATCTCTGTCCAGATTCGAGACCGGTTTTCTCGTAACGAGTCGCTGAAATACCAGAAATTGTATCAACTGCATTGGATTCGTCAAAGTATTCCTCTTTGGTAGCATACTGGATGTCATATGTTGTGGCAGTCGATACGCCAGACCATTCGAGGTAAACAGAGGTTGCAGATGTAGCCTTACATACACTGATTCCGCTCGAAGCTGCAGGAGGAGTCTCAGAGTTCTCAGAGTAGTCAGTCCAATCACTCTTTGAGTCTCCTCGATAGGCATAACATCGGACTTTGTAGGTACTACCAGCATCAATGTTCCAAGTATGCGAAGCATACCCAGAGACGATCTTGACATCGGCTTTGGCGAATGTGCTACCTGTATTATCTTTGATAACCTCAAAGTGTACGTGAGTAGCATTGAGGTCTTCCAATCCATCAACTGTGGCGGTCAATTTATAACCATCAATTGTGACTTTAGGAGTCACGGGTGTAGTCGGAGGATTGTCTTTGAAGTAATACGACTTATTGGTAGACCATTCGGCAGTCCAACGCGACGTTTCGGTCTTACCGTTCGGCTTATACGTTGTGGAGATAGGCAACACGATGAACGTCACCTTTACCGCGTTCGACGGTGCGGTCCAAGATGCACGTTTAAAGGTCGTGGTGGTTTCGCTGCCGAGGAGACCAATTCCGTCAGCAGCGGCGTACCACCATCTAACCTTATACTCTTTCGTGTATTCTTTATCCCAAGTCCAAGATGCGATGACAGTCCGATCGGTGTTGGCCTGGAGACCAAGATACTCGACTGTGGCTCGATTCGTGGTGTTGGTTTTCACCGGTGTCGGAGTGCCATCGATCTTTAAGACTTGTCCAACGTAGATGTAATTGACATTCTGGATGTTGTTCAACTTAGCCAAAGTCGATACAGTTGTATTATATTTCTTTGCAATCGCAGAGAGTGTATCTCCACGTTTTACTGTATAAGTAGTCGCCATGATTTACACCCTCCTTTCGATTTTAGCTGCTCTGACCAATGTCTTGATTGCTTCGGAAATCTCGCTACCGTCATCGTAGGTAATACCCTCGATGTTGTAAGATGGACGGCTTAGGCCATTAAGATCCTTGCGGAGTTTATCAATTGCAGATACGACATTGGAATTAGTTCCATTTTGACGTCTTCTCTCAATTGCAGATCCAATGGCACCAATGTTAGTTTTTAAACCAAGGGAGCCGTCATTGTTAAGCATCGCACCGAGACCGTCGATTCCGGACTTGACATCGCTCAGATCGAGAACAGGACGAATGACTGGTTGAGCATCAATGTCACTACTCAATACATTTCGGATTTTAGCAATAGCTTCCGTGAGACCCTTCTTAGCAGATTCAGCCATCCCAGAGCTAACATTATAGGCACTCGGAGTATACTCTTTTATTGAGTTTATAAAACCCTGCCCAAAATAAGCTCCGATTTTTGCCGTTTCTTTGGAAGGAGAATTAACTTTCAAGATCTCTTCGGCGGCATCCAAAGCCGCTTGAGCCATAGCAGTCGCTTTGGCTTCGGCCTGGAAGATGTTAGCATCGATGCCGTCAGCAAAACCAGCAGCCAAATAAGCGCCAGCGTCATAGAAACTGCCATGTTTAAACCGAATGGAAGACACCGCACTATCACAAATCAACTTAACCGTTGACTCAAGATTTGCTTTGCCGGCTGTCAGACCAGAGACCAACGCGCTTATTAATTCTCGTCCGACTGACATAAGCGCTGTTTTTCCAGACAAGAATGTGGTCTGAATTGATTTAACCAATTCTCTGACGTAACCAGTTATCGAGTTCTGAGTAGATTTCATTCCAATCAACGCAGCATTAAACAAATCAGCCGCCGCAGAACGCACCTGACCGGAACCAGACCTAAAGCTCTCAACAATCTTTGCAGTCGTGATGGTGCCAAGTTGTGTTACAGCTTCTGAGAATGTGTTGACCCCACTCACATCCATACTGGAAAGACTTGCGATGAAATCTCTGAGGCTCCTAGCCACAACAATCGAAGCGAGAATGGCTCCGGTGTTGAGTGTCGACGCGGTAAGAGAATACGCAACGAGCTTCGTTCCAAGCGGCTGGATATCGAAGCTACTAATACCGGTTAAAACAGAAGATTCGAGACTGGAGATAAATGCCACCACATGACGGGCCATCGTGATAGAAGTAGCAATAGCCAAGGTATTCAACGAAGAGACCTTATCCGAATACGACTTCAACGAACTAGCAATACCATCCAGCGGCGAGAGATCGACATCCGGAATAGCTTCCTTGAGCTCCTTGATTTTGGACAACGAGGCGATCGCCTTATCGACATTACTCATGCTGGCTGAGAACGACGCCATGCCCTCACCAAATGTCTGAAGTTCCTTACCCATATCAGCGAGTGAGCTCCCGCCACTGAGAAAATCAGCGATTGCATCGATGATCTCAGTCCCAGCGAGCTTAAGGATCGCTGTGCAAAGGGCACCGACTTTATCCGAAATATTATCAGGAACATTCTGAACTCCATCTACGAAAGGCTGAACATTCGTCATGAAAGCCGAAAGATCAGAACCAAGCTTAGGCATTCCTGCAATTACTTCCATCGCCAAAGCAGCCAAGCCAAGGACAACTAATCCGAGAACAGCAATAAAGCCAACCAAAATACCAAGACCAGCAATTGCAGGGACCGCTAGTGTTCCGATGAGAGCTGCGGCCAAACAAACCACTTCCATGGCAAGGAGGAATGCTGTGATTACCCCGGCAATTTCAAGCGCGTGCAAAGGATCAACATCCTGCATCAAGTACAACACTCCAGCAAGAGCTGCGACCACCAGTGTAACAACACCAAGGGCAACAAGCGCCAACGCCGAAGGAGCTTGAATGAGCTGCATTGCCGTTATCGCAATCAACAAGACTGCAAGAAATGCTGTGATCACGCCAACTGTCTCAATCCCATGAAGAGGATCAACGTCTTTGAGTAAATACAGAATCACACCAAGTGCGCCGACGACAAGTGCCATAACAACTATCGCGCCAAGCGCAGATATAGAAGGTCCCTTCATTCCGGAGATAATTCGCATAGCGCCAGCGAATGCCAACATTGCTATAGCTAAAGCCGCCGCAGCACCTATGCTAGATTCTGCCGGTAATTGTCCGACAAGATACAAAACACCGCCTAGGATCGCAATCGCCACGCTCATGGCCAGCAAAGTCAATGTGACGCCGTTCATATTACCTGCAACTTTGAGAACAAGTGCGAACACAAGCATGAGAACACCCAACGATCCTGCAGCCGCAAATAATTTCTCTCTGTCAATGGTACTTAGAACAGCAACTGCGCCAGCCAATATCACGACAGCAATTGATAACGCCACGATATTACCAACACATTTCTCTGCACCCTTAGTAGCGAAGACCATTGCTGCCATCACTAAACCAAGAGCAACAACAGCCGCTGCGCCATTCAACAATGCAGCCGGATCAAGCAAACTAAGCAGAATAACCACTCCAGCGAGAATACCAACCGCAATGGACAATGCAAGAAGAGTGGCCGCAACTTTGGCAATCTTTTTTTCTCCACCAATGGTTGTGATTTTTACCAGAAGCCACACGAATGCCATGAAACCTGCCAAGAATAATGCGCCTTTTCCTATTTCTTCGAGGCTAAGATTGTTGACGAGTTTGCACACTCCAACCATCAACATCAACGAAATAGAAATAGATAACAAAAGTCCGCCGAGTTTGGCAATCTGTTTGTCAGATCCGATCTTAGTCACAAGAACCAAAATGCCGACAAATGCTAAGAAACCACCAGCAAATAGTGCTCCCTTACCCATTTCTTCCGGGGAAAGTTTACTGGCAAGTTTACAGACACCGACCATAAGCATAAGTGCTATGGATATCTTCACAAGCATTCCGCCCACTTTACCGACATGCTTGCCAGCAGATTTGGTTGCAAAGACTAAAGCACCGACAAACACAGTGAAGCCAGCCATAAATGCGCCAGCCTTACCCATGTCAGGCCAGCTTACGCCAGATAGCAGTTTTACTACTCCGACAAGAATAAGCATAGAGAAAGCCATTTTTAACAACATTTCTCCAGCTTTATCCATGTTCTGAGCAGCTTTACCTTTGACAAGCAAACCATAAGCGGTCATAAAACCAGCTAATACTGCAATCAAAGCTACTAAGCCAGTAAAACCTCGAATAGCTTGTTCGTTGTCCATGCCGCCAATGAGTTTAACAACGCCCGCAAGTAACAGAAGAGCCGCACCAATTGTCAGCAGACCAGTTTTAAGACCGGCAATCTTTAAACCATCTTTACCAATTTTTGCCGAAGCTGCTTGCATCTTACTTACAGCTTTAGATAGTGCCGTCAAGACAAGCGAAAGAACAACAATAACGCCGACAGATCTATACAGGTTCTTTTCGTCAACGTAACTAAGAACCACCACTGCACCCGCTAAGATAGCAATAGAAGTCGCTATCTTTTGCAATGCGCTAGCCGCAGTTTCAAATGCTTTAGCGTTAAGAACTTTTGCAAAACTTTTCTCAATGCCTGCGAGACCATCAATCACATTGTTGATGCTGCCGATCCCATCCGATATGGCGCTTACAAAGTCATACATTTGCTTAACGACGACGAGAACAACACCAATGGGGATAATCGCCAGTAATTTCTTCCAGTCAAATCCGCCAACGGATTCTTTCAGTTTACTGAATCCACTTTTCAGTGTTTTTACAAGCGGACTGAAATCCAGTTTCTTGAAAGCGTTTATGATATACTTTCCGATGGCAGCGACAGCATCGATCACCAACTGAATTCCGGAACCAATACCATTGATTAAACCTGCTATAACATTCTCACCAATCTCATGCGTGACGGTCGAAGGAGAATGAATACCAAGAACATCTTTAATAGTGTCGATAATTGTAGTGGCAATCTCTTTCGCTTTGCTGAAAATTGTGGTAATCTTGTCGCCAAGTCCATTTTGAAGTCCTTCGATGATGTTTCCGCCAATCTTCCGCATTGCCTTTGGAAGGGAAGTAAATCCTTCTTTAATCCGAGCGACTACATCCTCGAAAGAAAAGTTCGACATATCGAACTTTACAAGCTTCTTAAAGACATTGACTAACTTCTTGAAAGCAGCGACCAATTTGTCGATGGGCTTCCAATCTTTTACGACCTTAAGCAGTTCTTTGACTTTCTCGATAAACTTGGTAATGTATGGAGATACTTTTTCAAACACACCGCTCATATCAAAGACTGAGTCGAGCCAATCCCTGAATTTGACGATGGCGTCACCGATTTTCGCGGTCAAATCGAAAATGGTCAGATCAAATGCCCCGAGTAATTGCTGAAGTATCTTAAATCCAAGCTTTAAAGGACCAGATACAACCGTCAGAACAATATCGAGTGCCGCAAACAAACCTCTGAAAGTTCGTCTGATCTTATCTGCGGTTTCATCACTGACCTTCATTTTAGTCGTAAGCTTGTGGAAACCAGCGATCAGGTTAAACAACTGTTCGGCTTGCATCGCAGGGAAGACATCTCGCCAGGCGGCTCCAATCGACTTGATGATCGTAAGGAGACCCTGGCCAATGTTTTTGAATGAGTTAATCACCAACCAACGACCATTTATCTCGTCAAGGTTGTCAATCAGTTCTTCCACCGGAATGCCAAGTTTCTCAGCGGTATCGATAAGTTCTTTTAGAGCTGCTATTTGCTCATCGGTATATCCCTTGGCTTTCGCTTGCTCTTCGGTCATACTGGCAAGCTCTTTGATGAAATTTTTCTGTTCATCAGTCAACTTTCATCAAAGA